AGTAATAGTTTCAAACTACCAGTCTGGCCCAATTGGTATAACAGCCTATTTAAGATACCAAAGTATTGCTGGATTAGGTGAAGCCTCTTTAACTCAGGCAATGGACCAAGCTACTGGTACGCCAATTAACGTAGGTTTTCAAGGTTTTCAAGGTCCAGGTCAGCAAAATGCTGCAAACGCATTCCCTGTGGCTTTGGCGAATGAAAGCGTGGCTGATAAGTTGGTTATGGGGCGTGTTTTTACTAATACTATCCCAGTCAACACAATCGTACTCCAAGATTATATTGGCAATAGCGCTATTAACTTTTTAGACTGTATTCAATATAGAAGTATTTATATACAAATACAAGCCGTTGCTGCCACTGGCGGAGCTTTTGCTTTTGAGGCGTCTAACGATACTATTAACTGGTTAGCATATCCTTTATATCAATTAACTGCTTTTTCTGGTACGGGTATTAATAACGCAGCAAGTAGTTCTGGTCCTGGTAGTGGTTTTACTTCTTATGGTGGGCCATTAGGTTTTCGCTATTTTAGAGTTCGTATAAGTACTGCTACTACAGTAGCCACAACCGTTCAAGTATCGGCTACTTTGCGTATGACACCTTTTACAAGTATAGTAGGTGCTACAGCTAACATAGCTCAAATTGGTGGCTCTACTGTTTCAAACAACTCAACAATGATTAACTCATCTGCTTTAGGCGGCATCGCTGGATATGCGTCCAATGCAGGGTTATACATTAGTGGTCAAGATAGGTCAACAGTACGTCCAGAGCTTACTGGCGCCCCAATACCCAACGCAGCAGCAAACCAATATCTATACAACGGACCCCACGCTAGAGTTGCTTATGTTGACCTTGCTGGTGGCGTAGGTGTTGCAGGAACAGCCCCTTGGCAAGCAGAAGACAAAACTTATCCAGTCAACGTCAGGCTGGAAAGAACTACCGCAGGACAAGACTCAGTTCAGGATATTTTGCAACAAGTACTGGTAGAATTGAAGGCAATGAGTTATTATGTACGGGAGTTGCCTATGGCTATTTCGAGTCTAAGTCAGACCCCTAATCCATTAGCAGCAGGACCGACTTCAATGCAAGATGACCCAGAAAACTTTTTTGACGACCCAACCCTTTACAAACTACAAAAAGGACATTAATTTATGTTAATTCAAGGATCAGTTGGACAACCGTCCACCACTTCAATTCAACCAGGTACTACACCTACGTTACGACAAGGTCAGCTTGCTGATACTATTGTTTCTGAACTACACGGACGTTATTACGAGCAAGGCTATCGCCGTAACTTATTTAACGTTGCAACTCAGGCTGGTGTAACAACTGCTGCTGGTCTAGTAACTGGATATACTGGTTTGGCTTTAACAAACCCAACGACTTCTACCGTTAACTTAGTGTTAACTAAAGTTGGCTATACAGTCAACGCTGTACCAGCTGCTACTATGGTTATTGGTTTAGCGTTTAACACCTCAACCACTGCCGTTACTCAGACTACTGCAATCACAGGTCGTAACTGTTTCTTGGGTGCAGCCGCACCACAAGGTTTAGCTGCTTCTTCAGTAACTTTTCCAACAGCGCCAATCTTGTCGCATATCCTTGGTAAGGTAGATTTCATTGCAACCCCAGCCAACTTGTACGCAACCACTATGACTATGGTTGATATGGAAGGCTCGATTGTTATGCCTCCTGGTTCTTATATTTGTTTATACACTTCGACAGCTTCTGCAGCTACCAGCTTCTTTGGCTCGTTCCAATGGGAAGAAGTACCAGTCTAATATGGCAACCAAAAAGAAAACACCTTCTCTAGCAATAGGTCGCGGCGAAAAACTCCCAGTCTCGAAAGGGGCTGGGCTAACCGCCAAAGGTCGTGCTAAGTACAATGCAGCTACAGGTTCTCATTTAAAGGCTCCACAACCCGAAGGCGGTGCTCGTAAAAAGTCATTCTGTGCCCGTATGTCTGGTATGCCTGGACCGATGAAAGATGAAAAGGGTAGACCAACCCGCAAAGCAGCAAGTTTAGCTAGGTGGAAATGCTAATGAAAGACCCATTTATGAACATGGACGAAGCAAGTAAGCACATTATTGATTTTGCTTCTATCGTAACGGTACTAGGAACTCTTGCAGATATGTTGCCAGCTATTGCCGCTTTATTTACCATAGTCTGGACGGCTATTCGAATTTACGAAACTAAAACTGTTCAAAGATGGATGGGAAAAGACAATGTTTGATTTTTTAGATCCAGTAGGTTCAATTGCAAACAAGTCTATGGGCATCCCAAAGACTGGTGTAACCACGTCAGCAGACCCTAAAAACATTGGTGAAATGATTTCTAGCCGCATTCCTGGTGCAAATGGTGGATCTATATCCCAAGATTTTATGAATATGAATACTGGCAAAGGCGAAACAGAAGATGAGCGCAAAGAACGTCTTGCTAGACAAGGCATGAAAAAAGGTGGCAAAGTTTCTTCCGCCTCTAAACGTGCTGATGGCTGTGCCGTAAAAGGAAAAACTAAAGGAAGAATGGTTTAATTATGGGATACGACTTCCTAAAACAAGGCGCTGACAATCTAAAATCTATTGGGTTTGGCGCAGTTATGCCTACTGAGCGGGATCGTTTACTAGGCGCAATTAGCGGCGACACAGATGCTGAAAGCAAAAAAAGAATGGAAGCTATGCAAGCTGAAATTGATTCTATGAACAAAAAACCTACCCCTATGAAAAAGGGCGGCAAAGTTACGTCCGCCTCCAAACGGGCAGATGGTTGCTGTGTTAAGGGTAAAACCCGTGGAAAGATGATGTAATGCCTAGTGTATCTAAAAAACAACATAATTTAATGGCAGCCGTGGCTAAAAATCCTGCGTTTGCTAAAAAAGTTGGTATAGAGCAATCTGTAGGAAAAGAATTTTTAACCGCCGATAAAGGCAAAACATTTAGGAGTGGTGGTATGGCTAAGAGCGATATGAAAGAAGATATGGCAATGGATAAGTCTCAGGACAAAGCCATGATCCAAAAAGCATTTAAACAACATGATGCCCAAGAACACAAAGGCGGCAAGGGTACAACTTTAAAACTATCTAGTGGTGGTTCTGCTTCAGCCCGTGCAGATGGTTGTGCTACTAAAGGCAAAACCAAAGGTACAATGATCGCCATGTGTGGCGGCGGAAAGATGTAATCATGGCTAAACATGGATACGACCAGACTTATGACGACGATCGCAAAGAGAATGAAGAGACTCGTGCGCTAGTTAAAAAAGCTGTTATGGCGCCTATTAATGCCATTAAACCAAAAGCTACTAAGCCAGATACAGGTGAAACTACTAATCCTATGGGCGACAAATACGCTAAAGGCGGTACAGCCTCTTCCCGTGCTGACGGAATTGCTCAACGTGGTAAAACTCGTGGGACAATGTGCTAATGATGGCTTCTCGTGGTATGGGCGATATAGCCCCTTCTAAAATGCCTAGCGGAAAAAAGAAAGCCCGTAGGGACAATACTGACTTTACGCAGTTTAAAGAAGGCGGAGCAGTATGGGATAAACCGCGCCCAAAAGAATTAGGTAAACCAAAGAAAATGAGTCCTGCTAAAAAAGCTGCTGCTAAAGCATCGGCTAAAGCTGCTGGCAGACCATACCCAAATCTTATTGATAACATGAAAGCGAGTAAAAAATGATTACTTTTAAATTAGACGACAAGTCTGCAGAAGCTATGGTTTCTGTATTAAATGCTGTACATCCCGATGCTACATTTGTTCAAGATATTATTGCACAATACAATACAGCTACAACTGCCGTAGTAGAAGATGTTCCAGTTGAATTGATTAAAGAAGTTGTAGAAGAAGCTCCAGTTGTAGAAGACCTTGCTAAAAAGAGCAAATAATGGCTACTAAAAACTGGATTGCTGGGGCCATTAAAAAACCTGGCGCGTTGCGTAGCGCATTAGGCGCTAAAGAAGGCAAACCTATCCCCGCTAAAAAACTAGTTGCAGCAGCTAAGAAACCTGGCAAAATGGGTCAACGTGCTCGTCTTGCTGAGACTCTTAAAGGTATGAAAAAATGAACTTTGCTATAAGCTGGGTATTAGGTCTTTTTAAAAAGCCAGAAGTAGAAATTACTTTTAATCAAAAGCCGACTGTTAAAAAACCTACTACTCGCAAACCAGCAGTTAAAAAAGTTGTTGCTAAGAAAGTTGTTGCTAAAAAAGCTACTAAGGTTGTTAAAAAGGCTAAGTAATGGCTACACAATACACATCTGGTATATCAACCTTTAATCTAGACCTCACAGAGCTTGTAGAAGAAGCCTTTGAGCGTTGTGGTACGCAATCGCGTACGGGTTATGACTTACGCACTGCGCGTCGGTCTATGAACTTGATGACCATTGAGTGGGCTAATAAAGGTATTAATCTTTGGACCATTGAGGAATGTTCTATCCCATTGGTTACAAACCAACCCATCTACGTGCTACCGACCGATACTATAGATATTTTGGACGCAGTTACCCGTACCAACAATGCTAGCACAACTAATCAACAAGATATAAATTTATCTCGTATTTCTGAATCTACTTACTCAACTATTCCAAACAAGTTGACTACTGGACGTCCCATTCAAATGTGGGTAAACCGCCAAAGCGGTAATTCAGACCTTACTCAATACATTGTTTCTACCACTGCTGTATCAGCTACAGCAACTACCATTACCCTTGGCACAGCTACAAACTCAACCCCAACCCAATTAAATTTACCTTCAACTGGGTTTATTCAAATAGATTCTGAGATCATTGCTTATACAAATATTATTGGAAACCAGTTGTTAAATTGCTGGCGGGGTCAAAACGGTACTACAGCCACAACCCACGCTATTAGCACTGCCGTATACCAACAGTATCTACCATGCGTAAACGTATGGCCTGCGCCATCTAGCGGGACAACCTATACCCTCGTTTATTGGCGTATGCGCCGTATCCAAGATGCTGGAAGCGGTGTTAATATTACTGATATTCCATTTAGATTTATTAATTGTTTTGTAGCTGGTTTGGCTTATATGTTAAGCATGAAACTTCCTGGTGTAGATGGAAACCGAGTTATGGCATTAAAAGCAGACTATGACCAGCAGTTTCAGTTAGCGGCGGATGAGGATAGAGAGAAAGCAGCGGTTCGGTTCGTACCTAGAAACATGTTTTATACGAGGTAATAATGCCTAATAAATATGCTTCTGGTAAGCACTCAATTGCCGAATGTGATCGTTGTGGACAAAGATATAAACTAGTAGAGCTTAGAAAACTTACTATTAAGACTAAGATGGTAAGCATAAAAGTTTGCCCTGAGTGTTGGGAACCTGACCAGCCTCAGTTACAATTAGGTATGTATCCTGTGAATGATCCACAGGCAGTTAGGGAACCAAGACCTGACATCAGCTATTATGCTTCTGGTGCAGACAATTTAGGTTATGTTTCTGGCGGTAGTAGAGTATTTCAATGGGGGTGGAACCCTGTTGGCGGAGCAAGTAACTTTGATACTGTATTAACGCCAAATTACTTGATTGCGGTGGGGCAAGTAGGTACAGTAACAATATCAACAACTTAGGAGTGAATCATGGGATATAGAAGCAAAGCAGACGGTCCAGTAGTAAGCAAGGGTAAAACTAACACAAAAGTTTTTCCTGATGATGGTCCAAAAGTAATTGACAACGGTCCAAAAGCTAACAAAAGTTCTTTAAACAAGAACTACAAGTCTATGGGTCGCAATATGGCTCGTGTGGCTAATCAAAGAGGGCGTTAATCATGGCTAAAAATGAATTTGCTAAAATTAAGCCTACTGAAAAGTATCCTTTGGGTCACGCCAAAGAAAACAAAGATGCGTCTGCATATGTTAAAAATGGCGCTTCTGTAGAAGCTGGTATGGCGCCTATGAAGGCTGGCGAGTATGCTTATACTAAGTCTGTTAAAGATGCCGATCTTAAAGACCCAGTACCTAATGGCGTAAGCTACGGTATGGCTAAAGAAAAGACTGATGGTATTGTTACCCGTGGTAACGGAGCGGCAACCAAAGGTTTAAAAGCCCGTGGACCAATGGCGTAATTTATGGGGATGAACTACGTTCAACTGTATCAAGCGATACAGGACTATTCTGAAAATACGGAATCGTTATTCGTAGCGAACATATCTCGCTTTGTCCAAGAAGCTGAATCACGCATATTTAATACAGTACAGTTTCCGTCTTTACGTAAAAATGTTACTGGAACTTTAACCGCAAGTAACCAATATTTATCTGCCCCAAACGATTATCTTGCTACGTATTCTTTAGCAGTTATTGATACGGATGGAACTTATACTTACTTGTTAAATAAAGACGTAAATTTTATTAGAGAAGCTTATCCTAAGTCTACCTCTACAGGAACGCCTAAATATTACGCTTTGTTTGGTCCACAATATAGCCAGCCAACAGAACTTAGTTTTATTATGGGGCCGACTCCAGACTCTTCTTATAACGTAGAGTTGCATTATTTCTTTTACCCAGAATCAATTGTTCAGGGTATGGTAAATACTTTAAGTACGTCCATTACTGGCGGAACAAACTACACTAACGGAGTTTACGCAAATGTGCCTTTAACTGGCGGAAATGGTACTGGGGCTATTGGTACTATTACAGTTTCTGGTAACGCTGTAACTGCCGTTACTATAACAACAGGTGGAAATTTTTATACGGTAGGGAATACCCTTAGTGCAGATAATTCATATCTTGGTGGTACAGGTTCTGGGTTTGCTTGCACTGTTGCTACTGTAAATAATGCTTCTGGCACAAGTTGGCTTGGCGATAATTATGACCCTATATTGTTCTATGGCTCTATGCGTGAAGCAATGCTCTTTATGAAGGGCGAGCAAGACCTTATTACTTACTATCAAAATATGTATGAAGAAGCCCTTGGTCAAGCTAAACGCCTTGGTGATGGTCTGGAACGTGGCGATGCTTACCGTGATGGTCAAACTAAATTACGTGCTCAGGGACTCTAATGCCAATCCAACAAGGTCAATGCACAGTATTTAAACAAAACTGCTTAAGTGGTAAAGAAAACTTTGCCGCTGGGACTTCTTATGTTTATAAAATTGCTTTATATACAGCTAATGCGGATTTATCTTACGCAACGCTTGCATATACGACTACTAATGAAGTCGCTGGTGGTTTAAATTACACTGCAATAACAAATGGAATTTTACAAGGCGCAGTTAATACAGATCCTGGCAAAACGCTTTTTGTAACTACTACAATAGGTGGTAGGCCTTTGGGTGATATTAATAATACTGGTACTGTTACTAGTGCGGATTCTTTGGCTTACCTTAAATGGTCTCAAGGTGTTAATACTGATCCAGCTCAAGTTGCTTGGATTGAAGGAACTTTAAACCCATATATTTTTGCAAACCCTATAACTTATGCAGCTTACTTAAACGGTGCTGGGGCAAATGGATATACAACGGGCGGTCAAATCCTTACCCCTATAGTTCCAGCTAGTTTAGACCAAACAGCCTATGTTTCATTTAATAATGTTACATGGAACCCTGCATCCTTTACCTGTAGGGGTGCATTGATTTACAATAGCACTACAAATGCGGCTGTGGCAGTATTAGATTTTGGGTCAGATAAGACCTGTAGTGGCACTTTTACAGTAACTTTTCCAACGGCTAGTTCTACAACTGCCATTATTAGATTTAGCTAGGAGTAATTATGAGCATTGAAAAAACAAATTTAGGTGACAGCGCAGTTGCTGCAGTAGGTAAAAATTCTATTCACGATGAGTCTTTTGGCATTCAAGGTATTTATCATGCGGTTTGCCGTGATGCCCAAGGCAACATTAAGTGGGAAGATGATGCTCCTAACTTAGTAATGGCTGTAGGTAAACAAGCCCTATTTGACTATTATTTTGGTGCTACTGGTACAGGTGGTGGTACATCTTCTGGCGCTAACTACATGGGTCTTTGTGGTGGTACAGCTACTTACACAGCAGCCGATACTATGGCTTCCCATACTTGGACTGAAGTTGGTGGTACTAATGCTCCAGCCTACACGGGTAATCGTCAGTCTCCTACATGGTCTGCAGCTTCATCTTCTGGTACAACTCCGTCAAACGTAACTACTAAAGCCGCTTCAGCTGTGACATTTACTTTCACGTCTGGCGGTACTGTAAACGGTTGTTTTATTAACGGCGGCGCTTCAGCTTCTGCTACTAAAGACACAACTACAGGTATTTTGTATTCTGCTGGTAACTTTACTGGCGGTAGCAAAACAGTTGCTTCTACTGATACTTTGAGCGTTACATATAGTACAACTGCTACTAGTTAATAGGAGTTTGATATGGCTCTTGTATTAGTAGATAGAGTTCAACAAACAGGTACAGCTAATACAACTGTTAGCTTTACCCTAAGCGGTTCTGTGACTGGGTTTCAGTCATTTTCTGCTGTTGGCAACGGAAACACAACTTACTACGCTGCGTATGATACGACTGGTAACTGGGAAACTGGGCTAGGAACATATACAACAGCGGGTACACTGCTGACTAGAAATACCATTTATGCATCAAGCAACTCTGGATCTGCGGTTACTTTTAGTGGCACTGTTAACGTATTTGTTACTTATCCAGCAGGTAGAAGTGTTAATTTAGATGCTTCTGGTAATGCCACAGGGTTAGGAACTCCAGCAGCTTTTGTTGCCACTAACGTAACAGGACTACCTTTAACTACTGGCGTAACAGGTACACTTCCGATTGCTAATGGCGGAACAAATTCTACTGCAACTGCAACTGCTGGTGGGGCAGGTTACGGTACTGGAACGGCTCATGCTTACACAGCCGCAGGTACATCTGGTAATGCTCTTATTTCTGGCGGTGCTGGCGCACCTGCTTTTGGTAACTTAGCTATTGGTACTGCTAATACAAACATATCGGGAACATTGACCGCAACTAATGGTGGTACAGGTGTAGCTACTTTGACTGGTGTTGCATACGGGAATGGTACTAGCGCTTTTACAGCGGCAACTTCTTCTCAATTAACAACTGCTATGGGTGCAGCAACCACTAGTACAAATGGTTATTTAACCTCTACCGACTGGAATACTTTTAACGGTAAACAAGCTGCTGGAACTTATGTAACCTCTGTTACTGGCACTGCTCCTGTAGTTTCATCTGGTGGTACTACTCCCGCTATTTCAATGGCTGCTGCAACTACATCAGTAAATGGATATTTAACTTCTACCGATTGGAATACATTTAACGGTAAACAAGCAGCAGGATCTTATGTAACTGTTGGAGGTGCTTTAGGTACGCCATCAAGCGGAACATTGACCAATTGTACTTTTCCCACACTAAATCAAAATACCACTGGTTCTTCTGGTTCATGTACAGGTAATGCGGCAACGGCTACAACTGCAAATGCTTTAAATACAAGTAATAGCTATACAGGGGTAAATTTCACAGCTACTGGATACCTTACTGCTGGAACGCTTGCTACTGGTGGCGGTGCTGGTGACGTTTCCGCATCTAGAAGTGCTAGTACTGGAGTTTTGTATTTGGGTTCAAATGGTTCTCATTATTTGTACTTTGATGGCACTAACTATAATATGCCTAGCGGGGCGATTGTTTCAAATAACATTACAGCCGCTGGTAACGTAACAGGCTCATCCGCTTCTTGTACAGGTAATGCGGCAACGGCTACAACAGCCACTACAGCAAACGCCCTTAACTCAGCTAATTCATATACAGCCGTATCATTTATTGCTTCTTCTGACGAGCGTTTAAAAACAAACTGGGCTGGGCTTGATTTAGACTTTGTATCTCGTCTTGCTGGTGTTAAATCTGGTACTTATGAGCGTATTAGTAGTGGTAATCGTGAGGCTGGTGTAACTGCTCAATCCCTTAAAGAACTATTGCCTGAAGCGGTTGTAGAAAGTGCTGACGGTATGTTATCAGTTAATTATGGCGCTGCAGCATTAGTAGCGGCTATTGAGTTAGCTAAAGAAGTAAAAGCACTGCGGGCAGAAATAGCGCAATTAAAGGCTAAATAATGTTTGGTTTAGCTACATTTTCTAATACTTCGTTTTCTGCAACGGCTCCGCCACTTAGTATTGCTTATAACGACGCTATTGTAGAAGCTATTTTATCAGTATTAGATTCTAGTCAGACTCAAGCAAATCTAAATGATGCTGTTGTAGAGGCTATTTCTTCAATTTTATCAGTACAAGCTTCCCAAGCTAATTTAAACGCTGCTATTGTTGAATCTACCATTTTGGCGAACTCCGATGTTTTGGGTTTATTTGCTAGTGTTGTGGAGCCTATTTCCTCAGTATTGGATTCTCCAACGGCTAAGGCAGCTTTCCAAAGCGCTTTGGTAGAAGCTATTTCTTCTGTAATTGATTCTAAAACAGGAATTGGTATATTTTTTGGTAATATTACTGAAAGCATTACTGCGGCTAATACAGCGGTTGCTACGGCTATATTTAATACTGGGGTCATTGAAGCATTAACTGTAACTAATTTTGACTCCGTACAAGCTAATTACAAAGTTGGAATTACTGAGCCTTTTGCAATAATTGACTCTATAATTGGGCGTGGCTGGTTTATAATTAATGATGATCAAACAATTACTTGGAACGCAATAAGTAATAACCAGACTATAACTTGGCAAAATATAGGGGATGACCAAACCCCAAATTGGGTAATAATTAATAATGGGCAATAATTATGGCATCTACATACTCAACTAGTTTAAAACTAGAACTTATCGGTAGCGGGGATCAGTCTGGTACGTGGGGTACTACGACCAATACAAACCTTGGAACTTTGCTAGAACAAGCTATTGTTGGTCAAACCACCATTACAATGGCTAACGCCGATTATACGCTTACCGATTACAACGGGGCATCAGACGAAGCTAGAAACGCTGTAATTATTATTACAGGTAGCCAAAATGCTTCTTACAGCGTTATCTGCCCAGCACAGCAAAAACTGTATATGATTACCAACAGTTTAAGCGCTAGTGCTACAGCTTACTTTAAACCTGTTGGTGGAGCTGCATTAAGCATTGCCAATGGCGCGACAGTATTTGCTTATTGCACAGGAAGTGCAATGGTAGCTTTAAGTTCACCAACATCAGTTGCAAATATTGCTGGAGGAGTTGCCAGCCAAATCCCTTACCAAAGCGCTGCTGGAACAACTAGTTTTATTGCGAACGGTACAAGCGGTCAGGTTCTTAAATCTAACGGTACATCAGTATCAACTTGGGTAGATCAATCTACTTTAACGGCAGGGAGTGCTACAAATGCTACCAACGCTGCAAATTTAGTAACAACCAATTTTACGATTACAGAATCTGGCGGTAAACTGGTGTTTAAATATGGGGCTACTACAATAGCCTCTATGGATTCTTCTGGCAACCTTACAACACTTGGCAGCAGCATTGCTGGCGGAACACCTTAATTTTAGGAGCAAAAAATGACTATTACAGTTAGCGGTTCTTCGATAACATTTCCTGATGCAACAACACAAACTACTGCTGCTAGTGCATCTACTTATGTAGGTGCTAGAGGTCAAGTATTTACTGCAAGTGGAACATTTACAATTCCTACTGGAGTTACTGCATTAAAAATTACTGTTGTAGGCGGTGGCGGCGGTGGCGGTGGAGTAGGTGGTTGTTGTGCTGGATATGGTGGT